GTACCTTCCTTGTTGACTTCTGTTAAATAAAAGTCACCAATAGGCCCAAATAAATGGGCATGTACTGTTGCCTGGTCTCCTTTGCCGTCCTGCTCATAAAGCCTGGGCATTTCCTGAATTAACTCAAGAGGCATAAGCTTAAAGCTTTCTTGTGTCTCAATAGTTTCCATTGTTTTTATTGCTGGCGGTGGTCGTGGTTTGTTGTTGCCGCCATTAGTTGTATTCTGTACGACCTCTTATAACTTTGCATTACTGCAAATAAGATATTAATAAAACTTTACATTAGTTCTTTATTGCTATTCTTTGGCGGGTG